TGACGGGCGAGGCGATGAGGAGCAGACCAACGAGCAGCCTGGCTCTCACTTGCCGTCTCGCAGGATTTCCAGTTTGGCTTCAATCTCGCGGATATCGGATGCCGCATCCTGCACGGCATGCCAGTCCCCCGATTCCAGTTTGATCTGGCAGTAGGCAATCAGGCCCGCTTTGCGCTTCTGCAGTTCCACAATCAGTCGGTCTTGCGGATTCGGCGAAAACTTCGTCGCAGTATTCATTGCCCACTTCCGTTCGGCTGCGCTTGCGACTGTTGGGCGGCTATGGTAGCACTAACGGCCGGAGGCAGCAGTCCATACTTCTTGAGAATATCGATCGTCTTCGCATCGAAGACGACGAAATTGCGCGATCCTTCACCGGCCGCCCGTGAGCCCTGATCGAGATACTTGATGCCTGGAATGCCAGCGTTGTTCAATTTGTCAGCTATTTCCTGACTGGAATAACCGGAATAACGCGCCATATCATGCAGTGTCGCCCCAGCCGGTCCATTGGGATATCGCGCAGCGTTCGCGGAAGCATATCGCTGTAAATCTGGCAGTAATCCGGTGCGTTCCAACCTCTGTTGCACCTCTGGACTCTGTTGACTCAGCGGCTTATCCCAATCGAGGAACTGATCCGGGTACGCGTTGATGGCCACTTCATACATCCGACCGCCCGGTTTGATGACGGCGCCAGCGTCCTGCCACTTCTTGATTTGGTCAACAATCGCTTGGCCGTTCGCATCGTCTGAGAGCCCTCGCCGGGCATTGCCTATTGCAAATTGGAACGGGTCGGCAATATCGTTGCGGCTCGCTGCATCCTGCACCCACGCAAGCGCCCGATCCTCGATGGTGCCTTTATACGTCTGCTTTGGACCCCCAGAGCCAATAATACGCCCGCTCGGCTCGTGCACCTCGAAATCAGTCAGCGCCTTTTTATATTCCTGCGCTACGGTTGGATTCTCCGCAAAATACAACCCGTGCCCGTAGGCTTGCGCCCCTTCCCCCGTCCCGATCTTGCTCGTATCGAACGCCTCGAAATCGTGCGGGCTCCCGTGATACGCCTTAATCGCTGCCGCAAACCGCGGGAACCGCTGCGCCACCGCATCAATCAGTCCGCCGCCCATCGGCCCCACATCCATCGCCGCGCCCACGCCCATCACCTGTTGCGGATCGTCCAGCCCGAGTAAACTCACCATCTTCCGTAAGATACCCTGCCCCGGCGCATCGAAAACGGACGCGCCCTGCGGGTTAATACTCGCGGGCAACTCCGGCTTCTGGATGACCAGCGGATTAGGCACCGCCGCCCCCATTCGGTTGCTGCTTGGCTTGCTCCGCTGCCTGTTGCGCCATCTCCGCTTGATGCGCCTGATCGCTTTCCTGCGCCTGCTGGTCAATCACGGCGCCCTGCGATCCCTGTTCCAGCGCCTGCTGATGCGCCTGCGCCGCGAGATCCTTTTCATGCTGCTGCTTCATGCCTTGCATCCCGACCTCGTGCGCATGCTGCAAGCCCGTCGCGAGCCGTTCCTCCGCCGCCTCAGCCACCGGATCCAACTGCGACTTGCTGGCTGAGATGCGCGCGACGGCAATCGAGGTCGCGTTTTTCATCATCTGCAGCGCCAGTTCCCGATCCGCATCCGTGTCGGCCTTGTGCTTCGCAATCTGCAAATCCGTCTGCGCCTTGATCTGCGTCTCCTGCAAACTGCCCTGCTGCTCGGCCTGCTTCGTCTGGATGAATTGCTGCGCCTTCTGCAACTCGCCCTGCAACTGCTGAATCATCGCCTGCGCCTGCGGAGGAATCTGGTTCTTCGGATCCTTCTGGTCCTGCAACTGCGGCGGCAGCGCGTTCCGCAACTTCTCCGCAATCTTGTGCGAGCCAGGAAACGACAACTGCTCGACATAATCCGGCGTCGCCACGGCGGCCATTTCCGGCGGCAGATGCGGAATCAGTTCGCCCAGCGCCTGCGCACCCTCCTCGCGCTTGGTCGCCGTCGCCTTCCCCACAGACACCGTCACGGCATAGCGCCCATTGTTTAAGTCGTAAAACTTGTGCAGGCTGCCCTCGAGTTGCGCGATTTCCGGCGTGATGTTCGGCGGCGAGGGCTGCGGCTGCCCGTTCGGCCCTTCCTGGTAGGGCTGACCGACCATCACCTGCTCCGGCTCGTCGTCCATGCCGAGAATATGAATAATCTGCCCCTTCGTCGTAATCTTCGGGATGATCTCCACAGCCAGCTCGCCCGCGTAAATCAGCGCCCGCTTCACATTGTCTGGATAGTTGCTATTGGCGAGGTCTGATTGCGCCTGCAACGCCTGCAACGCGCGCCCGCTCCGCTCATTCGGGTTCGTATTCCCGAGGCTCGCATCGCCCGTCGACGTCGTCGCCTTAATCGCATCCTCCGACACGCGCATCAATTCGACCGCGGCCTGAATCGGCGGCTCCGTCGTATCCAGCATCGGCGTGGGATACTCTTTGCCTTCTTGATCCCACGGGTCGAACGGCAGATAGGCGTGATTGATGATGTTTCGCGTCTGCCAAATCTGCTTGTAGTTCGCCACGCTCGCCGCCGCAATCATCGGCGCATTCTTCGGGGCCAGCGCGAAAATCTCCACGGCGCCGCTATACGTGTAGTTCACCATCCGCTGCGCATCCATGCCCTCTTCAATCACGCCGCGCAGCCAGATCTTCCCGTCGACGTTCAACTCTTCGCCCAGAATCGGAATCAGCGGAATCCGCGAGCCCACCCAATCGAACGACTGCAACGATTCAATGGCGTTGATCTTGTCGCATTTCACGCTAGGCACGCGCATCACGCGCTCGGCCTTAATATCGGCCGTGTCATCCGGCTTCTCTTCAACGACTGACCCATCTTGTAACTGATACAGATGCCGATTCGTATATTCAATGCGGTAATACTCCGCAATGCGGATGCTGTCTTCGCTCACCCACGACGACCACGCCGCTTTATCGCCCGTCGCCATGAACGCCTCAAGCCCGCGAATATCCGCCTTCGGATACAGCCGCTCGAATTCATCGCGGCTCAGATCCTCCGTCACGAAGGCCCATTTCATATCGCTGCGCGTCGGCCGCACCGCGGACGGGTCGCCATAGACCGTGAGATTATTCGTGATGCGCTCCATGAACAGCGCCTGCCACATCGCTTCTTCGGTTAACTCCCCGTCCCACGTCTCGTTGATGTAGTCCGTTCTCAATCTGAACCAGCCGATCCCGCCCTCGATCGCCTGGTCCGCCGCCCATTCAATCGGGGATTCCCCGCGGCTGTTGTTCATCATCCAGCGCAGATAGCCCTTGAAGATATCCGCCGTGTCCTGGTCGCTCGAGCCACCGGCCGGCAGCACATCAAACCCGAAGCTCGCGTTCTTGATGGTATTGGACACTTGCCGCACCGGCTGCGACAACCGATCAACAACAAGACACGGCCGCGGCGGTTGTGGTGCCATCCCCTGTAAGCTGTTCCCGCCTTCCCGCGCCAACTTAATCGCCGCCGGCCACTGGTCGCCCACCCGGAACTGCTTCGCGCGCACGATGCGATTGCGCTGCTGCTCTTCGGCTTCCGCCGCCCGGTTCCAGCGTTCCCGCGCTTCGCGAATCAGATCCTTCGCCATCAAGCGACCTCAATCGCCATCATCTGATGCTTTCTACGTCGGGGCAGCCCATCAACAGCATCCTGCAGCGTATGGATAAATTGACAATCGACATTCGGGCAATGCGCAAAGAGGCGTGTATGTCCGATTTCAGGGGCGTTATGCACACGCCGCTGCTCGCGCGTGGCCAATAACAGCAGGTATTCCAATTCGCCGCGCGTCAGCGTCATCACTTCCCCCGCATGGCGCACTTCGCAGACCAGATCGCAATGGCCAAAATCGTGGCTAACACGCTCGCCCAGGCCACGTAGACCAGCATCACCGTTTCAGCCCCTTTAAGGCTTCGCGTTCCGCTTCAATCCCCGGCATCGCCCGCCGCATCGTCTCCCGCCACTTCAGCGCATTCTTCGGGGCCAATAAGAGCTTGGCCTGCACCCGCGGCGGGCTCGCCAGTAACTCAAAGTAGGCGAAGATCGCATTGAGCGTGCCGTCCTCTTCCCCAATCCGATAGCCCCGCCAGATATTGCCCGCCACGCGCTTCCACTTCTCGCGCCCCTCGCACACAATCGTCAACAGCCGTGGCCGGTCCCGCTCAATCTGCCGAATAAACTCCTGAATGTTGTCCGTCAGCGCCCGCTCGCGCGTCGTGCTGTAACCAACAATGGGCAAATCGGGCAGGTGGAACATGCGGCGCCCTATCCTAACCCATCCATGACTGACTGAACCCGCTAAACGACGGCGTCGGCACCGGCTCTTCTTTCCGCTTCCGCGCCACCGTCTGCACAAACGTCAACGCCAGCGCGTCCCCCTCATCCGGGCTCGGCACGTCCCGCGCCTTCATCTCTTTCTTGCTCTCCAGCCACACCCGTTGCTTCAAATCCTCCCGCAGCCCTGGCGCCGTCAGGTCATTCTCCAGCCGCGGACTGGTATCAATCGCCCCGTTGACCAGCCACTCCTTCATCCGGCCCCACATCATGTCTCGCATATACCGATACTTCCGGTCGGGACTGTCGGCCCCGAAGTTGACCTCGAGGAGATTGGTATGTCCAAGCTCACGGAGCCGTGTCCCCACCGATCCAGCAATACCGGCTGAGTCAAGGAACAGCATAGATACTCGATGCCCCCCGTAGCTTCCACCCAAAACGTCAGCGAGTCGGTTGGTGAGTACTGAAGGGTCACGCGTGAGCTCGCCGGCAATGCGGATAGCAGGGATGCTACGTGCGTCTCGGCCTCGTCGGAAACGAATGACATTGGAATCCTTGCCTCCCCAGGCCAAGTCGCATCCAGCCACCAATGCTTCATCATCCAACACCTCTACCTTGCGCTTTTGCGCGTCTCTGACCCTGACCGCATCGATAAACTGCGCATCTTCCGCATTCGGCGGCAACCCTCGGACGCGCACCCGAAACCGATCGCTGTCCTCGCCCCAATCCTCGAGCTGTTCCGCAATCAGCGCCTTATTCGGAAACTGGCACGTGCGCGCATCAATCTGCCACGTCTTCCACCCGCGCCCTTTGCCGGCGAACACGATGTCGTGAAAGCTGCCCCGCCTGCGCGTCGGGTTGCCAAACAAGAACTGCATCGGCTCCCCATCCGTCAAGCCGCCCTCTTGCACCTCGTGGATAATCTCGGGCACGTTGCTGTCTTCGTCGTTGATGTAAAAGCTCGTGCTCGCGGCGTTATGCTGGCCGGCGAAGCTCTCGCTGTTATCTGGATCACATGTCTGCGGGCTGCACTTCCACTCTTCCCGATGGCCCTTGCGATACAGGATGCTCGTGTTGAGCTCGAACCAGTCCCGCGTAATCGCCCGCTTGACCCACGTGGTAATCGACGGCCACGTTTTGTCTTGCAGCTGTGGCCCGGTGTTCGCCGTAATGACGCCTTTCGCATGACGCCTCGTGCTCATGAGGAACGACACGAGCATGCCCGTTAATGCGCCTTTGCCGATACCGTGTCCGCTGCTCACCGCGGCACGGATTGGCATGACGGGATGGACGCCATCAAAGTCGCGCGCCTTAATCTCGCTGCCGAGCCATTCTAGGAATTCACACTGCCACGTATCGGGCTCACGATAGTGCTGCAACGGGCCTGGCTCGCCCCAGGGGAACGCGCCGCACACCCAGGCGAGGGGATCCGCATAGAGGGACGCGCACCACTCTACGAGGTCATCATCGTAGCTGCGCGAGGGGGCGGGGCTGCTCATGGCTTCAACTTCAGCAATGATCGCTCCTTCGCGCGATCCAGCGCCGTCGTATTATCCGCCCGAATCTCAATCTCCTGCACTTGTTCCTTCGGCCGGTCAATCGCTCTGTTCAGCAAATCCGTGAACGCCTGGACGCTCGGGTCTTTCTCCCAGACCTCGATGACTTCGGCATCCTGGTCAACATCCTCGAGCGAGCGCACACGTTCGAATTTACCCGTCTGCTTATCGCGATAGACCAGATACTGCAAGCCGCAGGCATTGGCGAGCTGGGCGTTGATAAGCACGTCCAAATGCGCGGTGATGGCTTGACGGACTTTCTCCCTCGCCGCCTCCTTGGCCATAGTGGAAGGCCATTTGCTGCCGGGTTTACGACCGAAGCCTGGACGAAAGCCGCCACGGTTCTTTTTCAAGGTATTCAGCTTGTGCGAGTCTACCCGTCTACTCTACTCATGGGTGTTCCCATACTTAATATAATTGTGACTGTATAATGTATGTACATAAAGGGTAGATAGGGTAGAGAAAGTAAGGTCCAATCACGAGAAGCATTTACAAGGCTACCCTTCGTCTACCTATCATCTGGGGCTACCCATCGTTTGCCTTGTTTGCCTTGGCGCATGATGTTTTTCTTCGTCCAACCGGCTAAGCGAAGGATACGGCCGACCCTAAACTCATCGATACGGCTGATATGGGACGGGTCAAATTTGAGTATACGGATGAGCACTTCGGCGACGGTGATTTCTCGGTCAAGACCAATGCCGGTAAAGACGAGGTCGGTCCACGCATCATCGGCTTGCCGGTCAGCCTGGACGGCGAGTGTGGGGACGCTCGGCGTTGTCCACCAGGATTCACCAGCCTGGACCCGATGCACGGCTTCTGCTAACAACTGGTCACGGGCCTCGGCCAGCGTCTCGAGGTTAATCTCCCCACAGCGAATGGGCCAAAAGCGCCGCAGGCCGCTGTCATCGGCGCCCCAGCCATCATGATTCGTCGTGCCGGCAAAGATGCATTGGCGAGGATGATCCGCGGCGTAATGGCCGTAGCTCGCGCGATACCGGTCAGACGGTGTGCTGATGACCGTTTTGACACGGCTGACTTCGGCACGATTGAAGGCATCCAGTTCCCCGATTTCGATCACCCATTTGCCTTGGAGGCCTTCAAAGAAATCCTTATGCGTGACGGATTCATGGGCTT